TGGAAGAACTCAGTAAACGCGAATTCCAGGAACACTCCACCAGTACCTTCATGGAGTTTGTTAAATCCATTTGGAGCGATTTTATTAATGGAGACCACCACCAGAAAATGGCAGCGGCGTTTGATCTGATTGCCGAGGGCAAATTAAAACGTCTAATTATCAATATGCCGCCTAGACATACGAAGTCCGAATTTGCGTCACATTTGTTCCCCGCGTACCTATTAGGCAAGAACCCTAAACTGAAGATTATTGAAGCGACGCACACCGCCGACTTAGCCATCAACTTTGGACGTAAGGTTAGGGATTTAATTGACCGCGATGACTATCAAGAATTATTCCCCGACACTTCTTTAAAATCAGATAGCCGTAGTGCGGGTAAATGGTTAACCAGCCAAGGCGGCGAGTATTACGCCGCAGGTATTGGGGGTGCACTGGCAGGTAGGGGTGCGGATTTGTTCATTATTGACGACCCGCATTCAGAGCAAGACGCCATGTCGGATAAAGCCATGGACGAAGCCTATGAGTGGTTTATGGCGGGTCCTCGACAAAGGTTGCAACCAGGCGGAGCCATCGTCATTGTAATGACGAGATGGTCGAAAAAAGATTTAACGGGACGCTTGATTAAAAAGATGGCACAAGACGCGGAAGCGGATCAATGGCATTTGATCGAGTTTCCTGCGATATTGCCGTCGGGCAAGTCCCTTTGGGAAAACTTCTGGTCGTTAGGCGAACTACAAAGTATTAAGGCTTCCGTTAGCCCGTCCAAATGGGCGTCGCAATACATGCAGCGACCCACGGGTGAAGGGATCTCCATCGTGCCGAAAGAGTGGTTTAAAATCTGGAAAGAAGAAAAGCCACCAAAGTGCGACTATATCATTCAAAGTTACGACACAGCGTTTTTGAAAAGTGAGCGGGCGGATTTTACCGCGATCACCACTTGGGGTGTTTGGTACCCCGAAGGCAAAATCGGGGAAGATTTGTACGCGGGCGGTGAAGCGCATTTAATTTTGATTGATTGCATTAAAGAGCGTTTTGATTTTCCTGAATTAAAAGCGGAAGCGTTGCGTTTGTACGAATATTGGGAACCCGATATTGTGATTATAGAAACCAAGGCTTCAGGGATTCCATTGGTGCAGGAATTACGCCGCGTGGGGATTCCTGTGAACACCTTTTCGCCTTCCAAGGGGCAGGATAAAATTGCCCGTTTAAATTCGGTGAGTCCTATTTTTCAAGACGGGCGGATTTGGGTGCCAGAAAACCGTTTTGGAGAGGAATTAATGGAAGAAGTTTCGGACTTTCCCAACGGTGAAAATGATGACCTCGTAGACGCTACAACTCTCGCCCTAGCTCGCTTTCGAGAGGGTGGGTTCCTAGCGTTAAGTACCGACTATGAGGACGAAGAAGGTTATGCCCCGCGTCAATGGGTTTATTATTAATGAAATAAAGAGTAAAGTTTGTAAATATGGCTATTGAAAAATCCCCCTTAAACGTAATTTCAGGCAGCGATCAAGATATTGAATTAGAAATTATGCAAGAACCCCTACAAAATGGGGTAGACACGGAAGTATTTATGCAGCCAGACGGCTCCGCAGTAATTGGTTCCGATCCCAGTGCAGGCGGGAGTGTTGAATTTGGAGAAAACCTAGCAGATACGTTAGACGAGCGGGAATTAAATACCATTGCTTCCGAACTCACGTCGCAATATCAAGAAGATTTAGATTCACGGGACGATTGGTTCGAAACATTTAGCAAAGGGCTAGATTTATTAGGCATCAATATTGAAGATCGCTCCGAACCTTTCGTGGGAGCGTCGGGTGTACACCACCCCATCCTCGCAGAAGCCGTTACCCAGTTTCAGGCGCAAGCCTATAAAGAATTATTACCCCTTGGCGGTCCCGTTGACACCGAAGTGTTGGGACTTTCTAGCGACTCGAAGTTAGAAAAGGCAAATCGGGTCAAAAATTTCATGAATTATCAAATTACCTACAAAATGGAGGAATTTGACCCTGAAATGGACCAATTATTGTTTTATTTGCCCTTATCAGGCTCCGCATTTAAGAAAATTTACTACGATCCCAGTTTAGGACGGGCTACGGCACGTTTTATTAAGGCAGAAGACCTTGTAGTGCCGTATTACGCCGTTGATTTATTAACGGCTCCGCGAATTACGCACGTAATTCACATGGCGGAAAACGATTTACGCAAATTACAGCTTTCTGGGTTCTATCGAGACATTGAAATGAACCCGCCTTCTACGAATGTAGAAAATACTGACGTCGATGATAAAATCGACAAGCTTCAGGGGATTTCTCGCACCATTAGTGATGAAGAATACACCTTATTAGAAGTTCACGTTAATTTAGACCTAGAAGGATTTGAAGATACCGACGAAGATGGGGAAGAGACAGGTTTAGGCTTGCCTTACATTGTAACCATCTGTAAAGATACGAATGATGTTTTGGCGATCCGTCCAAACTACAATCCCGATGACCCAATGCGGAAAAAAATTGAGTATTTCACCCATTACAAATTTTTACCAGGATTGGGATTCTACGGTTTTGGGCTTATTCACATGATGGGCGGATTAACCAAGTCGGTAACGGCAATTTTGCGTCAATTGATAGATGCGGGTACGCTTTCGAACTTACCTGCAGGGTTTAAGTCTCGAGGACTCAACATTCAACGCCATGACGACCCTCTTCAACCAGGAGAGTGGCGAGACGTGGACGCACCAGGAGGTAGACTCACCGATGCGTTTATGCCGTTACCGTACAAGGATCCCAGTGGCACTTTAACGACTTTATTAGGCTCGTTAGTGGAATCAGGCAAACAATTTGCCGCCACGGTAGAACAACCGACAGGCGACGGGAATGCGGAAGCTCCAGTTGGAACAACGGTAGCGTTATTGGAGAAAGGGCAACGCGTAATGTCCGCGATTCACAAACGTTTGCATTTTGCACAACGGGTTGAGTTTAAAATCCTTAAACGGGTATTTGGAGAGTTTTTACCCCCTGAATATCCGTATCAAGTGCAAGGTGCCCAACAAAGTGTGTTTAAACAGGATTTTGACAATAGTGTTGATGTAATTCCTGTTAGTGACCCGAATATCTTCAGTATGACGCAAAGAATCACGTTAGCGCAAACACAATTGCAAATGGCACAGTCCGCTCCTGAATTACACGACTTACGCGAGGCGTTTCGTAAAATGTATTTGGCGTTAAACATAAAAGACATAGATGCGATACTTCCGCCTGAGGCAGAAGCCGTACCCACGGATCCTGTACAAGAAAATATGGATTCTTTAATTCAAAGCCCTTTACAAGCGTTTCCGCAACAGAACCATGATGCGCATATTGCGGCACATGTGGCATTTTTGCAAAATCCAAATACTGCAGAAAATCAACCTGCGATGGCGGCACTTCAAGCTCATGTGCAACAACACAACGCTTTGAAGTATAGAATTCAGATTGAGGGTATTTTGGCACAGCAAGGTATACAACTACCACCCCCTGGACAGCCCATTCCACCTGAAGTGGAAAGTCAAATTGCAGTAGCCGCAGCGGAAGCCACTCAAATGGTGACAGGACAAGAACAAGCCCTTGCTGCAGCGATGCAAACACCTGATCCACAAAGACAGATGTTTGAACAGCAACTACAACTAGAAAAAGAACAATTATCTCAGAAAGAGATGGAAGACGTGCGTAATAAAGAAACCGAGTTAATGAAGGCGGACTTAGACGCACAGATTGAACGTGAGAAAATGGATTCTAAAGAAAGAGTAGAAGATACGAAAGCCGCGATTGATTTACAGGAATTAGAAATGCGTAATCAACGCGACGCTGAAAAGAACTATACTGAACTGGTTAAAACAGTTCGGGAAAGTAGAGAAAAGGAGTAAATTATGCCAAAAGTAGGTGGAAAACATTATCCCTATACAAAGAAAGGGAAAGCTGCAGCCAAAGCTGCTAAAAAACGTCAAAAGAAAAGGAGAAAAAAATGAGTAGTTATTATGACAATGATAAGTACCCTTCGCCGTCTAAACAGACGAATAGACCAGATCCTAAAGTTCCGACTCCGTCGGGCAAGGGATTTGCTCAAGCTAAGACTGTTAAAGCGGGAGAGGTGATTACTAATTCAGAGGGTGATATCGTAGGCGAAAAAGCGAAAGTCAAAGCTGCTTACGGTCAAACTAAAGGACTTCTTTGGTATAGATACATTAAGTAATTAATTAATGGACTATATCGTTGCTACGGAGCATTTGCTGCGTAAATATCGAGAGAGGAAAGAAGCTCTCGCACAGACACTAGCTTCAGGTAGTATTCAAGATTTTGAACAATACCAGAGGATAGTGGGTGAAATAGCAGGTTTGAGTTTAGCTGAACAGGAAATTCAAACCTTACAATCCAATATGGAGGATGCCGATGACTGAAACTGTTCCAGATCGAGTAGCAAATTTTGGGAGCGAAGCTGAAGAACCGAAGCTTACTCCTGAGAATTTGGACTCGCACGTAGATAAGTTACCTCGTCCAACGGGGTATCGTATTTTAATTTTACCTTTTTCAATGCCAGGAGTTACTAAAAGTGGCATACACTTAGCTAAAGAAACTGTAGATAGAGAACGTATTGCTACAGTAGTTGGTTATGTGATTGCACTTGGACCTGACGCTTATGGAGATTCTCGTAAGTTTCCTGATGGAGCTTGGTGTAAAAAGGGCGATTGGGTAATCTTTGGGCGTTACGCAGGGGCTCGTTTTAAAATAGAAGGCGGCGATATGCGTCTTTTAAATGACGATGAGATCTTAGCTGTAATCGATGATCCCGAAGATATTTTATCATAACTAATCATGGAGACACCATGCAAGAAGAAGCAGAACAAATAGAACTAGAACTTCCCGAAGGCGAAGTTGATATACACGAAGCAGATGTGGATGATTCAATTAAAGATGTACCTGAAAAGGAAGTTGAAGTAGTTGAAGCAACCCCTGTAAAAGAAGAAGAGGACGAATTAGATAAGGTTAGTGATTCCGTACAAAAACGGATAGATAAGCTAACGTATAAGATGCGAGAAGCAGAAAGACAGCGAGATGAAGCTGTAAATTATGCTCAAAGTATACACACGGATAATTCTCAACTAAAAGAAAAATTAAAGAATTCCGATTCTTCCCTTTTCAAAGAGTACGACAATAGGATACAATCCGATCTTGAACGAGCGAAAATTAATTTAAAAGACGCTCAAGAATTAGGAGATGGAGATGCAATTGCTACAGCAACCGAGAATCTTTCTCGATCCGCAGCCGAATCTGAGAACCTTAAACGGTTATCAGCTCAGCAGCAATTACGACAGCAAAGGGCGCAAACTAATCCAGAGACTTCAACAGTTCCTAATTTTTCTGAAGCCCCTCCCGCTCCTGATCCAAAAGCAGAACAATGGGCTTCTAAGAATAAATGGTTTGGAGATGATCAAGCCATGACTTTTGCAGCCTTTGGAGTTCATAAAGAATTGGTAGAGCAGGGAGTGGATCCATCTTCCGATGATTACTATGTTCAAGTAGATAGTCGTATGCAAGAATATTTTCCACAAAAGTTTTCCAACGAGCAATCTAAGCCCGTGCAACAGGTTGCTGCTTCAAGCCGTGGGGCTACAGGTAAAAAGAACGCACGCAAAGTAAAGCTGACACCAAGTCAAGTCGCAATAGCGAAAAGACTAAATGTGCCACTAGAAGAATATGCTAAGCATATCGAACCAGGAGTATAAAGATGACAGACACAATTGATACAGAAGTCACCACGGAACGTAACTCACGTTCTGCCGAGACCCGAGAAACTCAAACTCGCAGAAAACCTTGGCAACCCCCGTCTATGTTAGACGCACCCAACGCACCAGCTGGATATTCATTCAGATGGATCCGTGAATCAACAAGAGGAAATG